AAGTTCTCTGATTACCAATTAGAAACAATGAATGAGAACAACATGTCTGTTGGTCTCACAACTGCTCTCACCACGTTAAGTGCTGTTAATCATCTGGATGGATTTGCAAGTCTAAATTGTGTTTATGACTTTGATTTAACCACAGAAAATAATCTAAATCAAAATACGAGGACAATTTCAAATGAAATTATATTTTCAAATAGAATCTTAACTGACTTCTTTGAATCTGTTGGAAATAGAGTTCTTTCCATCGATGATTTGAGTGGTCAATTTAATAGTAATCCAAGACCAACAGATTTTAGTGTAGTTGCAACCACACCATTATCAGATGCCAGACTTCAAAAGTACATAACGTATGTAAGAGACAAGAGGTTTGTAGCTCAAAGACAATTGATGCTGGTTGATTTACTGCATGATGGATCTAATGGATACATGAACCAATATGCAAGAGTTGAAACTCATTATGATCAAGGATCTTTTGACTTTGCATTCGCTGGTTCCGATGCACAACTACAATTCCATCCAAGTAATTCTACTGTTAATGATTACGATATTATTACACTTGGATACAATATAAAGGATACTGTTCTAAGCACTGGAAGCACAAGCCTTGGTGGAGTCGTTTTAATTGATACCAAGAGTGTTGAAGTTCCATCCAATACAACTAAAACCATTGTTTCTATTGCAAACACTTACACTTCTGCAAAAGTTCTGGTAAACATCAATACTGATGTTTCTGGAAATGAATTTGAAGCAGTTGAATTAAATATTGTTCATGACGGAACAAACGTTGAAATTCTGGAATATGGTAGATTATCAACCAGCCCTGGAGAATATTCAATAACTGGTGTTGGAACATATCATGCATATCTTGATGGATCAACGTTAAAAGTTGACTTTATTCCAACGGCTACTGGTATCGGAACAACCGGTGCTGTTAACACAATTACTGTTGGACTTGCAACAGATACCTCCACCGGAATAGGAACTATCAATCTGAGAAGATCTAGACTTGAAGGTAGAACGACAAGTATTTCTGCGTCAGGAACTCCAGGAATTACTACGGTTGCTGAATATCCAAATAATCATGATGGCGCATACTTTATTGCACAAGTTATTGATACAACTAATACTTCCACTCAAATGTCGGAAATTGTGTTGGTTGACGATTATGTAGATACAACCAATTCATACGATGTCTATATGACTGAATATGCAAATGTTGAAACTGCATCAGGTCTTGGAACATTTGGATCAAGAGTTTCTGCTGCAGGAACGGTTTCTCTTGTGTTTACTCCAAATGCAAGCATCAACACTGTAGTTAATGTTTATATGAATGCTTTGACTGTTAATGATAACTCCGATAATAGTTCCAGTGTAGGATTTACAAACGCATCTATTAGTGATGGACTTGGAGAATACTTTGGAACAGAATCTGATATTAAGAGAGAGTTTGCATTAACTCATGAAAACGAACCTATTTTTGAAAGATATTTCTTAGGTAATGATAGCGATATTGTTAATGTAACAACTAATGCAATTAAGATTCCAAATCACTTCTTTGTAAGTGGTGAAAAAATTAGATATGTTCATGTTGGAACAGCCTCATCTGCTGTTGGTATTGCAACAACGACATTTGTTGGCGCTGCTAATACTACATTCTTGCCTGGAGACAATCTATTTGCAGTTAAGGTTGACGACAACAATATTAAAATTGCCACTAGTGCAGAAAATGCACTTAAATTTATTCCACAAATCGTTGAACTTGAAAGTGTTGGTATTGGCACATCCCATAGATTTATTTCGACCAACCAGAATGCAAAAGTGCTTGTTGCTTTGGATAATCTTATCCAGTCACCAGTTGTGGCCACTTCGGTAACAACTACTCTTGCTGAATCAGTTGGAGACGTTGATAATATAATAAAATTGAGTGGTATAACATCCATCTTCGGATCTGATTTGATACAAATTGGATCAGAGATAATGAAAATTGAAGGTGTTGGTATTGGATCGACAAATGCCATTAGAGTACGTAGACCTTGGTTGGGTACTGTCTTGTCTGGATATGGAACCGGAACACTTGTAACCAAGATTACTGGTAACTATAACATCGTTGATAATCATCTTAATTTTGTAGAGGCACCATTTGGAAATGTTCCTATTGGTTCTACAACAAATCCACCAGATGAAAGAGATTGGACTGGAATATCAACCGGTTCTAGTTTCCAAGGCAGAAGTTTCATGAGATCTGGAATTGAAAACACCTCTGATGAATCTTATAATAAAAACTATATCTTTGATAGTATTTCAGATCAGTTCAATGGTACGAAAAATGAATTTACATTAAAACAAACTGGATCAAATGTATCAGGAATTTCTACAGAAAATGGAATTATTTTAATCAATAGTGTATTCCAATCACCAGGACTCTCCGATCAATATATTATTAACGAGTCTGCTGGAATTTCTACGATTGCTTTCCAGGGCACAGTAACATCTCCACTCGGTCCAGATGTAGGAATCTCTAGTTTCCCTAAGGGTGGAATTATTGTTTCTGTTGGATCTGAAGAAGGTCTTGGATATCAACCACTCATATCAGCTGGCGGAACTGCTGTTGTATCTACCTCTGGAACCATCACCTCTATTTCCATTGGTAACAGTGGTTCTGGATATAGATCTGGAATACAAACGACTGTTAATGTTGCTATCAGAACAGATTCCACAGCACGATCAAATATTGTTTCTATCGGAACTGCATCAATATCTGGTGGGCATATTACTGGAGTTGCTGTTACAAACTCCCAGGTATTTTATGCACCAAGAGATATATCAAATGTTGGTTATAATTCAATAACTGGATTAACAACAGTTACTACATCAACTGCACATGGATTGTCTTTCGATGATGAAGTTATTGTTTCTGGTATAGCATTCACATGTGACTATAGTGGTGCAGGACCAGTTAATGTTACCAATGCCATTTATAATAATGTAAGCGGTATTATGACTGTGACCACATCAGCTGCCCACAATCTCTCTACTACAGGAGAGAAGAGCGATGTTCTTCTAACTGGTCTTGGATTTACTTGTGGACTTGATGGTGGAGGATCCACGCATACTTATCCAAGAACAACAGACCCTGTTTACTGTGGTGCTAAAGTAACCGCAGTTAACAGTTCCACTGAATTTGAAATCAATGCTGGTGTTTCTACAGTTCCAACTTTCTTCCAAAGTGGAGGAACTGCTCAACCTGTTCTTATTGCGCCAAGAGCAATCAACAATTCTGCTAGTAGAAATGACCCAGCAGTAGACGGAACAAACGTTCTTAAAGTCATTAACAGCACAACTTTTGAAATAAACACTGGTATTTCAACTAGAAAACATTTCTATGCAAGATGTGGTAAAGTCAATAAACCACTTGATGTTGTGATAGACGATCCACTAAGTTATTCTAATATTCATTTGAATTATTCTTCCTCAAGTGCTGTTGGAGTAGGAACCAGCGCAGTTGTTGATATTGTAGTTGGTCAAGGATCTAGTGTTATTGACTTTACTTTTAAAAATACTGGATATGGATTTGGTAATGGTGAGATATTGACAGTTCCCGTTGGTGGACTTACTGGAATACCAACTTCATCATCATTCTCTACTGCAAATGAATTCCAACTTACCATAGATGAAGTCTTTAATGATTCTTTCTCCGGTTGGTCAGTTGGACAACTCCAAGCTCTTGACAATATTGTAGATTTTATTGATGGAACTAGAAAAGACTTCCCACTTTCCCAAGCAGGAAACACAATTTCTATTCTTGCTGGCAAAGGATCTAAAATTAACGTTCAAGACGTTCTCCTCATATTTGTAAATGACATACTTCAAGTTCCAGGTAAAGCATATACATTCACTGGTGGAAGTATCATTAAATTTACAGAGGCACCAAAAATAGGTGATTCTGTTAACATCTTGTTCTATAAAGGAACTGGAGATACTGATGTTATCTTTAGAAATGTAATTGAAACTGTTAAGAAGGGAGACACTCTTCAAATCATGCATGATGCGTCTATCGGACAAGCGTCTTCCTTGGATGAAGATGAGAGAGTCGTCGATCAAATTAAATCCACCAACTTAGTTGGAACAAATCCATACTCTGGACCAGGAAACACAGCAGATGTTACTTTAGAAAGACCAGTGGTTTGGTGTAGACAAACTGAAGATGTCTTTATTAACGATATTCCTGTTGGTAAAGATAGAGAACTTTATGAACCAGTCATTAACCCAAGTGCATACATTACAAAGACGGTTGGTGTTGGATCAACAGCAATCTATGTTGATAATGTAAGACCTATATTTAACTCTCAAAACGAGAATGATACAAGTCTTACATTCCAAAATAAAATTAAATTTATAACTCAAGAGTCAAAAACTGCTGCAGCTGCTACAGCGATAGTTTCTGGACTTGGGACCATATCTTCCGTTTCTATTTCTGATGGTGGATCTGGATATGCCTCTGCTCCGGTTGTAACAATTGGAAGTACAGCACAATCTGTTGGACTAGGAACCACAGCAGCAGCAACTGCATCCATAACTGCAGGTGTTGTTACAAGTATTACTATATCCAATGCCGGAACTGGATATACAAATGTAAGTGCTCCCCCAGTCCTCATTGCTCCTCCAGCTTACACTGAAGAGCAAGTAAGTGTTACCTCTTACTCTGGAGATAATGGTATTATTGTTGGATTTGGAACTACGAATGTTGGAGTTGGAACCACATCACTTATCTTTGATATTCACATCCCATTTGATTCATTCTTAAGAGATACTAATGTTGCTGGAACTGCAGTTACAATTAGTTCTCTTGATGTGAATGATATATTTGTAGTCAAAAATTCTAACATTGGTGTTGGAGTGACATCCATTACCGCGTTTGATCCTGCAGGAAACACTGTTGGTGTGGGAACATCTTTCGCAGATAATGTATACGCAGTCAGAACTGCAGTTTCTATCTCCACTAGTGTTCAAGGAGTTACCACTCATGTAAGAAGAGTTACAGTTGATGTCGATCAATATATCACATCAGGTATAACAACTTCTGACTTCTTTGGAAACTACAGTTGGGGAAGAATTGATATTTCTGGAAGATCTGAATCTACCTCATATTCTGCATATACTCAAGGTGGTATTGGTATTACTGAAGGTTCTGGTATTTCTACCTCAACAATGGTTGTAAGATCAAACTTCTTGAAATTTAGAAACTACATCGTTTAATCCCTAATAAATAAGTAAAAAAGTCTCAAAAATGGCTGCTATAATTACTGATCAGATTAGAATATTGAATGCAAAGAATTTTCTTGCTGGTGTATCTAACGCTAGCAATTCGTATTATTCTTTTATTGGATTGACTAATCCAGCAGATTATCAGACTGACTGGGATTCTGATCCTCCTTCACCAAAGGATAATTTTGATCAAGAAAACGATTATTGGGATACAATGGTCGCATTGAAAAAAATTAACACCGATGATGCGAGGCAGGTTGTTCCTAAAAGAACTTGGTCATCGGGTACAAGTTATGATATGTATCGGCATGATTATAGTAGATCAAATACTGCTGTAGTTTCTGGATCAACATCATTATACCTTGCAACTTATTTTGTGATGAATAGTGATTTCCGAGTTTACATTTGTCTTCAAAATGGTATAGATCCAGATAATACGACCGGCAGACCATCTTTGGACGAACCAACGTTCACTGACTTAGAACCAAGAGCTGCGGGAACAAGCGGTGATGGGTATATTTGGAAATATCTTTACACTATCAAACCAAGCGATGTTGCTAAGTTTGAATCTACAGACTACATGCCAGTTCCAACAGATTGGGAAACGGCAACTGATAATTCTGCTGTAAGAGACAATGCAGTGGATGGATCGATTAAGATCGTAACGGTTACTAATAGAGGAGTAGGACTTGGAACTGCAAACTCAACATATACCTCTGTCCCAATCAAAGGAGATGGAAGTGGAGCAGAATGCACTGTTGTTGTTAACGCAAATCAACAGGTTAGTTCTGTAACAGTTTCTGCTCAAGGATCTGGATATACCTACGGGAATGTTGATTTGGTTGCTGGTGGAGTTCCAACTGGAACCACTAGACCAGAATTTAACGTTATTATTCCTCCACAAGGTGGACATGGTGCTGACATTTATAGAGAACTTGGAGCATATAATATTTTACTTTATTCTAGAATTGAAAATGATAACAATAATCCCGACTTTATAACAGGTAATCAAATTGCAAGAGTTGGTGTTGTAGAAAATCCAGAACAGTTTGGGTCTACCAGTTTGCTTTCCGCAGATAAAGCTAGTGCTCTGGGTGCTCTTAAATTAGTTGGATCTGGATATAGCACTGCTACTTTTACGGCGGATTCATATTTTACTCAGACTGTATCAACAGGCACAACTGCAGTTGGTAGAGTTATAAGTTATGATCAAACTACTGGAGTTCTTAAGTATTGGCAAGATAGATCTCTTGCTGGATTTAATACTGTTGGAACTGCACAAACTCAACCAACATATGGATTTAATTTGGAAGAGTTTACCTCTTCCCCTGGCACTGGTGGAGCAGTAACCATTACACCTACGACTGGTATTGATTTGTCAATCGACAGTAACTTCTCCGGTATATCTACCGTAATAAATAATCGTACATACTATCTTGGTCAAACCTTTACGAGTGGTGTTGCCAATCCAGAGGTTAAGAAACACTCCGGTAATATAATTTACGTTGACAACAGACCATCTATAACAAGATCGTCAAACCAAAAGGAAGACATAAAAGTTATTTTGCAGTTCTAAAGAATTATGCCACAGCAGACGAACCTCAACGTAGCACCCTACTTTGACGATTTTGATCCTACGAACGATTATCATAAGGTATTATTCAAACCTGGATATCCTGTCCAGGCTAGAGAGTTAACATCTCTTCAATCCATACTGCAAAACCAAATTGAAAGATTTGGTCAACATTTTTTTAAAGAGGGTGCTAAGGTAATTCCAGGAAATACTGGATATTCCCAAATATATTATGGTGTTCAGTTGGATAACTCTTTCCAGGGTGTTCCTGTATCTGCATATGCGGATCAGTTAGTTGGTACAAAAATAACTGGACAAACATCTGGAGTAACTGCTGTTGTTGAAAGCGTCCTTTTACCAGAGGACTCGGAAAACGGAAATTTAACACTTTACATAAATTATCTGGGATCTAGCACTGCAAATAATTCAACTCAAACCTTTTTTGATGGTGAACAACTTTCATCTAGTGAAGTTATAACCTCCGGTTTATTGGGTAATACGACGATTGCTGCTGGAACTCCTTTTGGTGCAACAATAGAAACTAATGCGGCCCAGACAGGATCTGCTTTTCAAATTGAAAATGGTATTTATTTTATTAGAGGAAATTTTGTCAATGTAGATAGAGAGACATTAATCTTAGATCAATATTCAAATACTCCTAGTTATAGGATTGGTCTTTTCATTAATGAAGAAATTGTTACTTCAGATTTAGATGAAGAACTGAATGACAATTCACAGGGATTTAGTAATTACTCTGCACCAGGTGCAGACAGACTCAGAATTAGCACAAGTCTCTTCAAGAAATCACTTGATAACTTTAATGATGATAATTTTATTTTACTGGCAACAGTAATTAATGGTGTTCTTCAAACTACGCCTAGAAAGACTCTCTTTGGTGGAGGAGCTAGTTTTAATGATGTAACCGATACACTCGCCAGAAGAACTTTTGATGAATCTGGAAATTACTATGTAAAAGCTTTTGATATAACTGCGTTTGAATCATTAAATGATAATACAGGTAATGAAGGCATATTTAATTCGGGACAATTTACTCCCGGTGGTGTTACACCGACCGATAATTTAGCATTATATAAAGTCTCTCCTGGTAAAGCATACATTAAAGGTTATGAGATTGAAAGCGTCAATGCTGTATACCTTGATGTAGATAAACCAAGAACAACTAGAACGTTAGAAGATCAAAGTATAATTTATAACACTGGACCAACCTTAAGGATTAACAGGGTACATAGAACACCCACAATCGGAGTTGGAAACACATATTTTGTAAGTTTAAGAGATCAAAGACTTGGTAGTAGTTCAGAAACTCTTCCTGGAAATGAAGTTGGTGTTGCAAGGGTGTATGATTTCAGATTGGAGTCTGGATCATATAGTTCCTCCAATGCTAACGAGAACGAATGGAACCTTGCTCTCTATGATGTACAAACAACAACTGACATTGCTCTGAATCAGGCACACACTTTATCTATTCCTACATTTGTCAAAGGAGATAATAGTGGTGCCACAGGATTTTTAAGACATGCTGTTTCTGCTGGAACAGCAGTGACTGTATATGAAACTAATGGAACCTTTATTCCAAATGAAAAACTTATCTTTAATGGAATTGCTGACGGTAGAATTGCCATAGCAATTACTGAGCATACCATTTCTGACGCTAAGTCTGTGTATGGGACAAATGACGGAACAACTGGTATTAATACCTTTAGTGCTGATGTAATTCAATCTAATAAATTTACCGTTGGTATTGCGACTGTAAGTCCTCTCTCCGGTGGAATTAGTACTATTAAGAGTACAAATACACGGTTCCCAGGAACTATCGTAAAAGAAAATGATTTAATTGAATACAGTGACACCACACCAGGATTAGACGGTGATCCAATCGTTGCAAGAGTTATTAGCGTTGGAACAACTCACGTTACTGTAGCAGGTGTCGCAGCAGTTACTGGTATTTCTAGTGGGTTCTTACCAGCTGCAACATTGAATGTAACGGATCTAAAGGTTCTAACCACTGAATTAGCACCTTCATCTGATGATACTTTATTTACACCTTTACCTAAAATCAATGTTTCTAATGTTGATCTTGCCGATGCGTCTTTGAGTATTAGAAAAACATTTACAGTAAATATTGCAAATAATGAATTATCTGCACAAGTGGTGGCAGAAGATAACGAATCATTTTTACCATTTGATGAAGAGCGATATTTGTTGATTAGATCTGATGGATCAACAGAAGCATTAAGTGCAGATAAATTTGATATTGCAACAACCGGTAAAACTTTATTGATCCGTAACCTTGGAACAAATGATACTGGTGCGACTTTAATCGCAACTCTCAGAAAAGTAAAACCAAAAGCAAAAGAAAAAATTAAAAATAGAGTCAACTCTATTATTGTAGATAAATCAAAACTGTCTGGTTCTGGAACTGGATCAACGACTCTGAATAACGGATTAATCTTTGGTAGTTATCCTTTTGGTGTAAGAGTTGAAGATGAAATTATTTCTTTGAATACTCCAGATGTTATCGAAATTCATGGAGTCTTTGAATCTGCAGATACTTCTGCTCCATCTTCTCCACAAAGTGTGCTGCAATCGATCAATACCAGTTCAACAACAACTGCAGAACTTTTAATTGGTGAGAAGTTTGTTGGACAAACAAGTGGTGCTGCAGCTATAGTAGCAGAAAAACTAAATGATTCATCTATTTCATTCCTTTACAAAAATGAAATAGCTTTCGTTGAGGGTGAAACGGTACAGTTTGAAGAGTCAAATGCATCTGCGCTGGTTTCAACATTATCAACTCCCAGTTTTAACATCTCTTCTAATTACACTTTCAAGACTGGTCAAGAAAATACTTTCTATGACCATGGAAGAATAAAGAGAAAATCAGACTCTACTCAACCATCAAAACAGTTAAAAATTTATTTCTCAAGTGCATCATACTCAAGCACTGATGATGGTGATATTACAACGGTTAATTCTTATTCGCAGTTAAATTATACGAATGATATTAAGAGTGTAAACGTCTTCAGAGCATCAGATATTATTGATATCAGACCTAGAGTCTCTGATCATACTGTCTCAGAGAGTTCAAGATCTCCACTTGAGTTTTTTGGTAGAGCATTTGATGGATCTGGACAATCTGCTGCAAATCCTCTTGCGTCCGATGACGCAATTTTAACGGACGTTTCTTATTATCAAGGAAGAATTGACAGAGTTTACCTGTCTAAAGAAGGTAAATTCCAAGTTGTTTATGGAACACCATCAGATAGTCCACAAAAACCAGATCCGATTGATGATTCTCTTGAAATTTGTAGAGTAGAACTACCAGCATATTTGTATAACGTCAAGGATGCTAAGTTCACTTTCTTGCAGCATAAGAGATTTAGAATGCAGGATATCAAGGAACTTGAAAATAGAATCAAGAGTCTTGAATACTACACCACTCTTTCACTTTTAGAAAAAGAAACTGCAAACTTCTTTATTGCAGACAGTGAAGGTTTAAACAGATTTAAGTCTGGATTCTTTGTAGATAATTTTAATGATTTCTTAGCTCAAGATAATGCATTTAAAATCAACAACGCAATTGATAGAAAGTATAATGAATTAAGACCAAGACATTATACAAATTCAGTTGATATGATTTTTGGACCTGTAGTAGATGCAGATCCAACCTTAGATCTCAACTTTTCTACCGTAGAAGGTGCTAACGTTAGAAAACAGAATGATATATTAACTCTTGATTATGCAGAAGTTGAATTTATCAAACAGAACTTTGCTACAAGAACCGAAAGTGTAACTCCTTTCTTAATTAGTTTCTGGAACGGAACTCTCGAACTTACTCCAGCATCTGATAGTTGGGTTGATACTGCAAGACTTGAGGCAAAAATCATTGAAACCGAAGGTAATTACGCAGAAACCTTCAATGATATGGTTGATAGTGGGACCATTGACCCCCAAACAGGATTTGGTCCCATTGTTTGGGATTCCTGGGAAACCAACTGGACTGGTATTGATATAGTTGAATCAACAAGAACAAGAGTTATTCAAAATGGTCCTGATACAATTCATCGGCAGGGTCCTGGTGGCAGGGCCCGACAAAGTGTATCAACAAGGAATGTAACAGATCAGGTTATTGAAGAAAGAATTAGATCTGGAACGATGGTGGGAACCAGATCCAGAAATGGTGTTAGAACCATTGTTACTGAACAATTTGATCGTGAGTCTGTTGGAGATAGAGTTATTAGTAGAGATCTCATTCCATTCATGAGATCTAGAAACGTTGAGTTTGTTTCTAAGAAAGTTAAACCGCTCACAAGACTTTATCCATTCTTTGATGGTGTTGATATTTCTAAGTATTGCGTTCCAAAACTATTAGAAATCACAATGACCTCTGGTACATTTGAGGTCGGTGAAACTGTGGTTGGACTAACAGAAGTTGTTGGTGATATTGGATCTAACACTCTTCCATCTTCGCCATTTATTAGATTTAGAGTAGCGCAATCTAATCATAGGGAAGGTCCCTATGATGCACCAACAAAAACATTTAGACAAAATCCATATAATAGTCAAGACTTATCTGCTGCTTATTCTTCAACAGCGACTGTTTTGAACGTTGATACTTTCTCTCTTTCTAATGAAGCTCAAGGACAATACTATGGATGGGTCAGATCAGGAATGACTCTTCGTGGACAAAGTAGTGGTGCTATCGCATCTGTGTCCAACGTAAGACTTGTTTCTGATATATCTGCTACATTGATTGGTAGTTATTACATTCCTGATCCAAACAATGCTAGTTTCCCAAGATTTGAAACTGGAACAAAGACGTTTACTTTGACTGATAATATTGACAATAATCAGGATCAAGCAGTAACTATTGCAGAAGAAGGATTTGCTTCTTCAGGAACTTTAGAAACCGTTCAAGAAAATATCATTTCTGTCAGAAATGCAAGAGTTGAAATGAAGAATGAGTTCCAAAGTAGAAACATTAACAGAGTACTTGACACTGAGGTTCTTGAGAGCAGAGTTGTTTCTTCACAAACAAGGAGGCAGACAATTATTACTTGGTATGATCCTTTAGCACAATCTTTCTTAGTGGAGGATGAAACTGGTGTATTTTTGACTAGTTGTGACGTATTTTTCAGAACAAAAGACGACATGGATGTTCCTGTTGTCTTCCAACTTAGATCAATGGAAAATGGAGTTCCATCTCCTAGAGTTCTTCCATTCTCTGAGATTGTTCTTGATCCAGATGATATTGAAACTTCTGCAGATGGATCAGTTGCGACTAATATTCAATTTAAAGCTCCTGTTTATGTAGAGGGTGGCACTGAATATGCTATATGTCTCGCATCCAACTCCACCAAATATAGTGTTTACATCTCACGTATTGGTGAAAACGATCTTCTCTCGGATACGTTTATTTCTAACCAACCATATCTTGGATCTCTGTTTAAGTCACAAAACGCTTCTACATGGGAACCAAGTCAGTGGGAAGATCTTAAGTTCACTCTTTATAGGGCAGACTTTGTTGAGACTGGATCTGTTGAATTCTACAGTCCAGAGTTGACTAGAGGAAATAGTCAGATTCCAAAACTTCTTCCAGATCCAATCGTTATGAACTCTAGACAAATTAGAGTTGGTTTAGGCACTACTGTAGCTGACTCTGGATTTGAATTGGGTAATACATTTACTCAGCAAGGGACTAATGCAACAGGAGATTATGTAGGATCTGCTGCATCTGCGGTCGGCAATCTTACTATCAGTAATGCAGGTCTTGGATACACACCAGCTGATGGAAGTTTTACATTCTCTGGAGTAAACCTTGTAACTATTACTGGTAATGGTAGAGGTGCTACTGCCGATATCAGTATTAAAGATGGTTCAATTGTCGCAAGCGGTGCAACAATTGCAAGTGGTGGTTCTGGATATCAAGTTGGAGATGTTCTCGGCATTACTACAATCGGTATCGCTACCATTGGCAGAAATGCAAGACTGACAATTGCTGGAATTGGTATCACTAATGAATTGGTCTTTAATAATGTACAAGGAGAATTTGTTGTTGGTGCAGCAAAAACTCTCATGTACACTAATAGTTCTGGAATTAGTACAGAACTTAATTATGGACTACCTGGTGGTGTAGGTGGAGATGTTCAGATTACATCAATTAATGTTGATAATGATGGAACTCACTTCAAGGTGAACCATCAGAATCATGGTATGTATTTCACGGAAAACCATGTTGCTATTTCTGGAGTTCTTCCAGATGTTAAACCAACTAAATTAACCGCAGAATATGCCTCTGGATCTACATCAGCAATCGCTGTTGGATCTGGAACAACATTCTCTACATTTGAAAATGTTGGAGTAGGAACTACAAATTATGGATATCTTCTGATTGGAGAAGAGATCATTGAATATACAAATGTCTCTGGCAATAATATTGGTGGAGATATTGTTAGAGGATCTGATCCTAGAACATATCCAATTGGAACTCCAGTGTTTAAATATGAAAACTCAGGTATAAACTTGAAGAGAATAAATAGAACTCATGATTTGAGTGACGTTACTGAAGCAGATCCATTTACATTTGATTCTTATAAGGTCAAATTGGATATGAGTTCCACTACTGGAATTGATAGAAGCACTGATGTTGGTCATCCAAAACTTTACATTGGTGGAAATAAATCTACTGGTGGTAGAGAAGTAAGGGCCACACAAAATATGCCATTTGAAATTATTACACCACAAGTTCAAAATCTCACTGTCACTGGAACAAATATTAGTGCTACTGTTAGAACAACAACTAGTAAGAGTTTTAGTGGAAATGAGATTCCATATGTTGATACTGGATTTGAGAATATTGTAATTAATCAAAAGAATTATTTTGATAGTCCAAGAATGATTGCTTCTAAGATAAATGAAGATTTGAATTTGACTAATGTTGTTGGTGGAAAGTCAATGCAAATGAGTTTAGCATTGAATACAATTGACACTCGCATAAGTCCAGTCATTGATGCTCAAAGAGTAAACGCTATTGTAACATCTAATAGAGTCAACAACATTATTACAAATTATGCTACCGATTCTAGAGTAGATACGATTGAAGAGGATCCAACAGCATGTCAATACATCTCTCAAGAGACTGTTCTTGAAAATTCAGCATCTTCAATTAAAATTATATTGGCTGCACATGTTGGGGAGGATGCTGATATTAGAGCATTCTATGCTGTCAACGATAAAGTTGGTCTTGACCCCGTATTTACACCATTCCCTGGTTATTCTAATTTGAATTCTAAAGGTCAAGTAATCGCTGCAGAAAATAGCAATGGAGAGTCTGATTCTTTCATTGTCAAATCAAATACAAAAGCGTTTGATAGTGAAGCTCTTGATTATAAAGAGTATACATTTACAGTGGATGAACTCCCTGCATTCAGAACTTACAGAGTGAAGATTTCACTGGTATCCAACAGCCAGTGCTTTGTTCCTAGGATCAAAGAACTCAGAGTGATTGCACTAGCATAATGGACTTTTACGGATTAGAGGGTCATAAGGATCTCGCAAGAGATCCTAAGACAAATGCAGTTGTTAATGTCAACACTTTAGAATATCAGCAATATCTTGCGAGACGTAAAGTGAAAAGTGAAAAGAATCATAAGACACAGAACATGGAGCAAGAACTTGCTAACATGAAGGATGACATTGACGAAATTAAATCTTTACTAAAGGAGTTATTACATGGATCCTGACACTATCGAACTAAAAAACTTGTCAAAAAGTTTTGCATATCAGCAAATTGCAACTGATATAGATAATTGTGATGATCGTGACACGCTAAAGAATATTGCAAAATCTTTTGCAAAACTTTATTATAAACAGCAAGAAACAATGCAAGTAATAGGGTTAGCAGATGGCAACTAAAAATATCACCTTCGATCCAGATTCAGGAGTGCCATATGGTTTGAATTTGACGATGTATGGTGGATCTGACTTTGAAGTTAATTTGAATGTCAAAACAACTTCAAATGCTGCTTTTGATTTGACAGGATATTCTGGATCAGCAGCGATGTCTAAGAGTGTTGCTGTTGGAGCAACACTTGGAATAACTTCATCTTTTACTGTTGGATTTACTAGTGCATATGATGGCAAAATGAAGATTTCTCTAGGTTCAACTGATACCAGAGCAACAACAGAAGGTAGATATGTTTATGATATTTTAGTCGCTGCAGGTGGGACTTTTTATACACTTGCTAATGGAAACGTGTATGTTTATAATCCCGTCTCATCAGCACCCTAAATACACTTAGGAAACTTGTGGAATAAATGGCAAAACCAGCAAGTAGAGCGGATCTAATCAATTACTGCAAAAGGCAACTGGGAGCTCCAGTGCTTGAAATTAATGTTGCCGATGAGCAAGTAGATGATCTTGTTGATGATGCCTTACAATATTTTCATGAAAGACATTTTGATGGTGTGGGTCAGGTATATTTAAAATATAAGATTACACAAGCAGATATTGATAGGGGAAAAGGAACAAACGAAGTTGGTATCGTCACTACCAGTGCTAGTGCTTCTATTAATGGAACTCCAACAACATTTCAATTTGAAGAGAATAGCAACTACCTTCAAGTTCCTCCAGAGGTTCTCGGAATAACAAAAATTTTTAGATTTGACGGATCTAACACTGTCACTAATAACATGTTTAGTGTTAGATATCAGTTGTTTTTGAACGACATTTATTATTGGGGATCAACTGAGTTATTGACTTATGCAATGACAAAGACATATCTTGAAGATATTGATTTTCTTCTCACCACGGAAAAACAAATTAGATTCAATCAAAGACAGGATAGACTTTACTTAGATCTTGATTGGGGATCTGTTAGTGTTAATGATTATCTTGTTATAGATTGCACTAGACTTTTAGATCCAAATGATTTTACCAGAGTATATAATGATTCCTTCTTAAAGAAATATCTCACAGCTCTTATAAAAAGACAGTGGGGTCAAAACTTAATTAAGTTCCAAGGTGTTAAGTTACCTGGAGGAATCGAATTAAATGGAAGACAAATTTATGATGATGCAGAAAAGGATTTAGAAATTATTAGGGAGCAGATGTCAAACACCTATGAACTTCCTCCACTGGATATGATAGGTTGATATTATGGTGTTAAATCCGTTTTTCACTCAAGGCACGACTTCTGAACAAAATCTTGTTCAGGACTTGATTAATGAACAACTCAGAACGTATGGAGTAGATATCTTCTATCTACCTAGAAAATATATGACAGAAAATACTGTCATTAGAGAAGTTGTTCAATCAAAATTTGATTTAGCTTTACCTCTTGAAGCATACATTGACAACTACGATCAATATTCTGGTGCTGGAAATATCCTATCAAAATTTGGTATTCAGTCTCAAGATGAAGTAAGACTTATTATATCAAGAGAAAGATTTGAAAATTATATTACACCTCTGATAGAAGATCAGTCTAATATTAAACTATCCACAAGACCAAAAGGTGGAGACTTAATTTGGTTCCCGCTTGATGATAGAATTTATGAGATCAAAGATGTCGAATATGCAAAACCATATTACCAACTTCAAAATCTTTATGTCTATGAACTTTATTGCGAACTCTTCCGTCTTGAAGATGAAGTCATATCAACTGGTATAGATGAAATTGACAACAACCTTATTGGTGAGGATTATGATGGACAAACTGACGATGGTATTAATACCATTCAAGGTCCAACCCAAACACTCACTTTGGTTGGTGCTGGAGTAACAGCAACTGCAACATCTGCTATCTTTGATGGTGGTGTTAGATATTTCAATGTTACCAACAGAGGTGGCGGATATAGCGTCATTCCAACTGTTGGCGTCACTTCAGCACCTGCAGGTGGCACAACAGCAGTTGGTATAGCGACAATGATTGGTGGGATAAATGTTTGTAATCTTAATGCAAACGCAAAACTACAATCAGTACAAGCAGTAAATGTCGCAAATTCTGGAGCAGGATATACTGTTGCTCCGACTGTTAAGTTTAGCGTTCCTTCTGGTCAAGGTGGATCGGGGGCAGCTGCAACAACGGTTATCGGTGATGGTGTAGTGGGTTTAATTACAGTCACCTCTGGTGGTGGAGGATACACTGTATCTCCTACCATTTCGTTTACTGATGAGGTATTTGAATCTGGTATCACAACTGCATCAGCGACTGCCATCGCAATTGTAAGTGCTGCTGGAACTATTTCTGCAATTCACCTTACCAATGCTGGTCTTGGATATTCAGTTGCTCCAACAATTGTTGTTGGAAATCCAGAGAGTTCTGGTTCCGGCACGTTTGCATTTAATGAAATTGTTACAGGATCCTCTAGTGGAACCACAGCCAGAGTCAGAATATGGGATGCAATAGAAAATGTTCTTGAAGTTGGCACCGTTACTGGAGAGTTTACTATTGGTGAAAATATTGTTGGTTCTACGTCTGGTGCAACTTATCCATTAAGAAAATCAGATGATCAACCTGCTGACGATGGATTTGCTGATAATATCAACATTGAAACGGAAGCAGACTCTATCATAGACTTCTCTGAGCAGAACCCATTCGGTATTCCCTAAATAAAAATATCTTAATATAAAGATATTGTAGGACTTAAAAATGTTTGAGTATTTTTACAACGAAATTTTGAGGAGGACCATTATATCCTTTGGTACTCTGTTTAACAACATTTCAATTAAACACGAAGATTCTTCGGACAATGTTGTCAGTGTTGTAAAAGTTCCTTTAGCATATGGACCTACACAGAAATTTTTAGCGAGATTAGAACAATCTCCAGATCTGAATAAACCATTTGCGATTACCCTACCAAGGATGTCGTTTGAGTTTACTGGATTAACTTATGATTCTACAAGAAAAGTAACCACCACTCAAACATTCACAGTCAAAGATCCTGACAGCGGAACAGAAAGCAAAAAAGCATTCATGCCTGTTCCATACAACATGCAATTTGAACTGTCAATCATGTCAAAGTTGAATGATGATGCTCTTCAGATTGTAGAACAAATTTTACCATATTTCCAACCAGCTTATAATCTTACTGTGGAGTTGGTTGAAGCACTTCAGGAAAAAAGAGATATTCCTGTCGTGTTAGAAAATATTACTATGCAAGATGATTATGAAGGAGATTTTACTTCCAGAAGAGTTCTTCTTTATACCTTAAGATTTACTGCAAAAACATATCTGTTTGGTCCTGCATCCTCTGCGACCAAGGATATTATCAAGAAGGCCACTATCAGTTACCTTACTGGTACAGATACCACAAATGCAACCAGAGAATATTCTTACTCCTCTTTACCCAGAGCAACCAAGAATTACACAGGAGACGCGGCAACAACTCTTAGTGCTGATCTGTCAATAACATCTAAGACCTTTGAAGTTGCAGATGGATCTACCTTAACTAAAGGAACATATATTGCGATTGATGATGAGGAAATGTTCATCAAGTCAATTAGTGGTAACAAGATTACCGTTAATCGAGGTCAAGATGGAACTCAAATTGAAACTCATGTTGGAGGATCTGCTGTCCATGCTATCAACGCTGCAGATAATGCTCTAATTGAGGTTGGTGATGACTTTGGATTTAGTGGTACATTCTAATGTCTAAATTTAATGAATTGAATACTGCTTTTAACACTGATGATGATCTTATTCAACCAGAGGTGGTAGAGAAAAAAATTGAAAAGGTAAAAGAAGGTGTTGATGACATCAAAAAAGATTATGAATATACTAGAGGTAATCTTTATTCTATCATAGAAAAGGGACAAGAGGCTCTTAACGGCGTCCTTGAACTTGCACAAGAAAGTGAGATGCCAAGAGCGTATGAAGTTGCAGGTCAGTTGATTAAAAACGTTGCCGATGCAACAGATAAGTTATTAGATCTACAAAAGAAACTGAAAGACGTTGAGGCAGAGGAAAAGGTCAAGGGACCATCCACAGTTAATAATGCTTTGTTTGTTGGATCGACTGCGGATCTTGCAAAAATGTTGAAGGACGGACTAAAGGAAGATCCTAAATAACCTTGGGAGAGAAATCCCGAAGTATTTAAGTTACTAATAAAATGTCCAGAGAAGACTTGCCTTCTATTGATGATTTGGTCAATAATGACCTTCCATCAGTTGAAGATTTTATAACAGAAGAGAACGCAGAGGAACTCCCTTCTGTTCAAGATTTTATTGTTGAAGAGAAAGAAGAGATAATAGAAACTGTTGAGGAAGTAGAAGAAGAACCGCAAATAGATCTCACAGAAGTCATACGTCTCATCAATGACGTAAGAAAAGATATACCTGATATTCCAGAAGTAAAATATTACGATCAGGAACTTGAGCAGTTATCTGAGAAGATTAGTAGTCTTCCTGAAGTAAGGTATTATGACAGAGAAGTAGAAGCGATATGCGAACAAATTGATCTCGTCAGAGAGCAGGTAAAGGACTTACCAGAGGTCAAATACTATGATGAGCAGGTTGATGCTATTGAAGACCGAATTGATAGTCTTCAAACCGATGTAGCGAACCTTCCAGAGGTCAAATACTATGACTCCGAACTTGAGGCAATTTGTGAAGCCATCGATGAGGTAAAGGCATCTATTCCCAAGTTCCCAAAATGGGTTAATGAGGTAAACGAGGTTCCAGATTTTTCATGGATTGGCAAAACCTTTAGTGTAATCGATGATGATTTTGTAAAGGTTAATGATACCATTGAAGGATTAAAAGGAAAAATACAGTTTGATATTGAACAACTTTCAGAGGACGTTGAAACAAAATATTTTAACAATACAGTTAAGATTGAATCAAATGTTAAAGATCTTGATGATAAAGTAAATGTTCGTATAGATGAAGAAAAAGATAAGATCTGGAAAGAATTAAGATCTTCATCCATGAAGATTTGGGAATATCATAAAGAGTTTAAAGATGATGACCGTAAACTCAAGAAACAAATTCTTGGGGAGTATAATAGTCTCAAGCAAAATATCAATAAAGAACTTAAGGAGATCAACTACACCAGCACCAAGACTGATGAGTTACTTCTAAAGTATTTTACTGAGTTAAGAGAAGAGATCTCAGGACTTCCAGAGGTCAAGTATTATGATAAAGATATTGACTATGTAAAGTCCGACATTAAAGGACTCTACAAAATTGTAGAGGAAATTAAGTCATCTCAGAAACAATTAAAAGAAGAACAGAAGTTACTTGCAGAGACTAATGTTCCTCTTGGAGAAGATCCTCCAAGTACAAACAATCCAGATCCGCTCACACCTATTGATCAAAATTTTGTAACTCTTGAACAATTACAACTACACTACAAAAGATTTGTAGAGAGAGTACAATATCAACTTGGATCCATCGGTGGCGGTGGTGCAGGATTCATCAAGGATCTTGATGATGTTGATATTACTGGACTTGCAGATAATTATATCCTGCAATATGATTCTTCGGTATCTAAGTGGAAAACAGTTGCTAATAATGCTGGTGCAGGTGGAACATGGGCCAGTACCACTGCTGGTATTCATACAACCAAAAACGTTGGTATTGCTACAACCGCAAGAACAGATTTTGCACTTTATGTTGGTGGAGATCAGTATGTTGATGGTAATGTAACCATCGGTGGAACTCTAAGAACAGAGAATAAAATTAATGTTGATTCTATTGGTATTGTAACTGCTAGAACTCAAATCAACGTTGGATATGATTATGAGAGTGGTCCTGGTGTTGGGGTCACTATTTTATCCTCTGGTAATGCTGATTATGCAGGAATTGTTACCGCATCTACGGTAAAAGCATCTACGGCATTTTATCCACCACTTTATACCACCACGGCTAGAGATGCTGGAACCTTCACTCAAGGTGCAATTATCTTTAATACAACATCATCAAAACTTGAGTTTTATGATGGTACATCTTGGCAGTCGCTTCCTGGTATGTCTCTTGGTCTTACTGTAGCACTTGATGGATGATAAATAATATGGAGTATCGTAAACTCATTTGAATGAGCAACCCTCGTATTCCAAGAAAACCTGGGCAACCGGCAAATTCCAAGAAACACTCTGACCTTTATACGGATGAAAATCCAAAGGGCACAATTCATGGACTTGGATTCAAGGACGTTGCAACCGCTAAAGCATCTGTTTCTAAAATTCGCAATTCTTCAAGATCTCATGCTCACAAAATCCAGGCAGCAGTTGCTATGGAACAGAGAGCAAGAGAGATGGGCAAGACTTCAGAAGCAGCGGTTTATCGAAAATTCATCAACTCTATGAAAAAGAAGACCAAAGAGATGAACGAAGAAAAAAAGAATGGTCGGTGTCCAGCAGGACAATACTACTGTTACACTGACAAAAAGTGTAAACCAATCCCAAAAGGATTTAAGGTTGTAGGTCATGCTGGAATGCTTCGTAAAGAAAATGGTCACTCTGTTGATGATGATAATAAAAAGAAAAATGGTAATGGTAAAGGCAACGGAAATGGTAATGGTAATGGTGGCAACGGAAACGGTGGCACTGTAAGTGAAGAAGGACTTCGTGATTGGT